CAATCTTTGTGCGACCAACACATAGTCAAGATGCCATTGGAAGAGGCACAGATGCTATGCACGACATTATGGCATCATGCACCTGATTATGCACAAGAACATAACTTATATAAACCTGTGCATCAGAAACACCCATGCACATTATGGGCAGGAGAAACTAGAGCAAACTACCATTTTGCTTTTGTGTTATACAAGGTAATGCTTTTTGAATATTACTCAAGATATATGAAAAAGCATGGTGCGAGTAAACACATGAAAGCATTGGAAAAAGGTATTAACTTTATACCCTATGGCAGAATGACTAAACACCCACAATGTTTTAGTGGACACGACCATTTAAAGACAGACGAGTTTTATCCTATACAAGCATATAGAAAATTTTATGTGCTTGACAAATTAAGATTCGCAAGATATAATTACACAAACAAACCAACATGGCTAAAGGAGATAAACAATGCAAGTTAAAAAAGTAATTAATATATTAGGTGCTATCAACGATACAGGTAGATTGGCAAGTGATATGTATGACCTAGATAAGAAAGAATATTTTTCTCGTGGTAGTTATATAACTATTGCAGATATGGATTTTCAGCACATGGTCAGAGCATTCGTAAAACAAAATGCAGAGAATAATGATAAAACTACTACAAGAGATTATACTTTTGAGGAATTAAGAAAAGAATTAAAAGATTCTGATAACATTATTAGGAAACTGCGAGAAGATTTGCAAAATGGATTCAAACAATCTGTTGATGACCTAGATAGTCTTAAGGCACAAGAAAAGATTATTGCAGGATTAAGAAGTCAAGTAGAAACTTTATCTGCTAAAGTTAAAGACCAAGATAGAGGTAGAGTTTTGAGAATCAAAGAATTGAATGAGCAGTTAGAAGAAAAAGACCAAGAGTATATGAACTATACTGCCATGCTAGAACGACAACGAGATATGTATAAGAACATAGCAAAAGAAAGCACTAGACTTAATGGACATTACTATACCTTTAGTGAAGTGCCACAAGACGAGGAAGGCAAGGAGTTCATTAAGAACTGCAAGAAGTATCTCAACAAAGAATCTTATGCCATACGAGTGAAAGGACAACACCTCAAGAAAGAATTGTATGGACAAGGTAGAGCATATCATGGTGCTAACATGGAAGATTCTACACACATGAGAGTTTACATTGACAAGAAAAGAGGAGATGAATAATGAGAGTGCATGAACTAATTAAGCAGTTGCAGAAATGTAACAAAGATGCTAGACTGAACATCTTTATCCCATACAAAGTAGGGGAAGATGATAAGAGGGATATATTTGTTAGTGACTTTAAGATTGTCAAGCAAAATAATCAAGAAGTTGAAATATATTCTAATGAAGACCTAAAACCTTATTATGACAAACATCTTAAATAAGGAAGTAGCAGATGCTTTGCAGAAATTAATTAAGCACGAAGTAAAAGAGTATTTACAGAGTGATGAGTTTCAGGAACACCTTGAATATGTAGTTAAGGTTGCAGAGTATATGCTACAAAGGAATATTCTAGAACGAATTGAACTAGAAAAAATAAAGAAAGGAGTAAAAAATGATACATAAAATATTAGAAATGTTTAATTTACATAGAGAAAAATATGGAGAGGGAACACCTTTTGATTTGGACTATGGTAAGTTAGTTATTATTGGGTTAGAAATGTGGGGAATAGTATTATTATACCACATTATTGATTTACTAAACAAAATATTGTTAGGCAGTTAATCATGCGACCTGATGATTATGATAAGATTATGCTAGTGTTTTTTGCACTAGCAATCTTCTTTACTATTATAAATGTAACTGATGAGCAAAAAGAAAGAATACTTGAAAGCATGAATCAATTAAGAGAATTAAATAATGATGTTATGGACACTTGTCCTGTAAGATACGACCAATTATGTGCCATGAGTGGACTAGAGTATTTACTAGCAGACATATTTAAAATGGAACTTCCTAAATGTGAACATAATCATGTAAACAGGTGGAGAAGTTATAAGTTTAAATAAATTATTAATGGAGTAAAATGTATGAGTGAATGGAAATATGTTAGGACAAATTCAAAAGGCAAAAAAATATACAGAAGAAACACTAATGAATCTTTAGAATTTGTTATAGACTACTTACAAAAACAAGACCTACCATACGAAGTGTGTATGTCGGCAAGTTTTATTTATATAACTAATATAGCAAACATACAATACTTATATTATTGGACTACAGGAAGATGGTGTGCAAGGCAACCTCATATAAGTCTTTATGAAAAACACGAGCATAGTAAAGGTATAGAGGATTTTGTTACTAATTATCTTCATGCTGATACAGCCACACAAATATCTTACAAATTTGAAGATTCACATACTGCTTGTTTTAGTTATCCTAATTGTGACGAAGCACCATTAGGTTGTGTTATTCGTATGGGCAAAGATGTAGAACCTTATGGACACAGGGATTAAACATGAGCAAAATGACGATTAAAGAACTTGTAGATGAATACTATAAGTCTAGTGATTTCAATATGTTAGCAGAGAAAACTAAAGTAGATTATTCAAATTGTTTATCTACCATGTTGAATACAAAAGTTAGTGATGTTTCTATTTATATAACTAAAGTAGATAAACTAACAGGTGCTATGGCAAGGCAGTCATATGAACAATGGCTAAATCGTGGCATTTATATGGCAAATCATATTGTAGCAACATCTAGGAAAGTGTATTCATTTGCTATGGAAATGGGTTATGCAGAATATAATCCATTTTCTACATTTAAATGTAAGACAACAAAACCTAGAAAGATTACTTGGACAAGAGAGCAGATAAAACAGATGCTAGATTTTTGTTATAGTGATTTTAAATATAGAAGTATAGGATTAATTGTGCAAATGGCATATGAATGGTGTCAAAGAGTAGGAGATATGAGGTTACTCAAGTTTGAGGACATAGATTATAAGAAAGGCATACTCAATTTAGAGCAATCCAAGAGAGGTGCAAGTGTTTCCTTACCTATTAGTGAAGATTTACTTGAAATGCTTATACAACAAAAAGACGAGTATGGATTCCAAGAATATGTTGCACCTACTCCAAAGGCGATTAGAGGAGCATACAAGCCATATACGTTATTTAGACTATCTATAGTGGCAAGACAGGTTATCAGGCTCTGTGGACTACCTAATGAGCTACGAATAGCTGATTTAAGACGAACAGGAACTACAGAGATGGTTGAGGCAGGAGTATCAATGGGTCAAATTATGTCTGTTACAGGTCATGCAAATCCACAGTCAGTTAAACCTTACATGAAAAATACTTACGATAGTGCAAAAAATGCCTTGACAATTCGTAAAAATTATGATATTAACACTTAAAGTGTTCACAGAGAGTGATTATTAATGAATATATATACATATATAAATGATTTACATTTAAGTGTAGGAGAGAATAGAAGAATGAATTGTCCTTCTTGTAATGGATATAAAACTTTTAGTATAACGAACAACATGGGGAATCTTCTGTGGAATTGTTACAAGGCATCTTGCACTTTATCAGGCTCAAAAAGAATACACTTATCTGTAGATGATATTAAGTCTTCTTTTAATGAAGCTAAACAACAACAAGATGAATTTAGTATGCCTGAATATGTTGTGTATCATATGGACAGACCTGAAGTAAAAAGATTTGCATATGATTATGGAATAGATTATAATAGAATACCATTGTACTACGATATAAAAGAAAAGAGAGTGGTTTTTCCTATTAAAAACAATGGGTTAATAGTAGATGCAGTTGGGAGAGCAACGACATTTAGATTACCCAAGTGGAAAAGATATGGAAAAAATAACTTGCCTTTTACTTATGGTTGTGGTATGGTGGCAGTTGTAGTTGAGGATTGCATTAGTGCATCTGTCGTGGGTAGTGATGTTTTTGTAGGGGTAGCTGTGTTGGGAACATCATTAAGTGAATCACACAAGGAGTATCTATCGCAATTCTCTACTGCAATAATAGCACTAGACCCTGATGCAATGCCCAAGACACTAGCCTTTGCAAAAGAGTTAAGAGGTCATGTGAATGATGTAAGAGTATTAAAACTGAAAGACGATTTAAAATATAAAAATGAAGAAGACTTTGATAATTTAAACAAGCTAACCCCAAAGGAGATACAACATGGAATTATCGCTAATTAGAAGTCTGTTAGATAAGAAGTTTTATGATGAGCATAGAGGTGCTAAATGTCCTGACAGACTATTCAGTAAAGATGTAAGAAAGATTAAACAAGCCATTGACAAAGCTATGGCTACTTATGAGAGAAGTGTTACACCTGATGAGATTGAAGCATTATTTATATCAGGTAATCCTTCTATGACTACTGCACAGAAACAAGCATACTTAAGTTTGTTTGCACAAATAAAAAAGGAGAATCCTCTTGGAGAAGATGTTGCACAAGAAGTCTTATCTAAATTATTTCAGCAGGTTGTTGGCGAAGATATTGCTAATATTGGTTTTGACTATGTTAATGGTAGTCAATCCTCTCTTGAACCCATTAGAAATATTTTGGAGTTATATGGAGATGATTTTACACCAAATTTAAATATAGAGTGGGATGATATGAGTTTAGAAACTTTAATATCCAAGAATAGTTTAGAGGCTAGGTGGACATTTAATATACCACCATTGACAAGAAAGGTAGAGGGAGTAAGTGCAGGACACCTAATTGAGATAGGTGCTAGACCGAACACAGGCAAGACATCTTTTCATGCATCATTGGTGGCGAGTCCAAATGGTTTTGCACATCAAGGTGCTAAATGTGTTGTGTTATGTAACGAAGAATCAGCACACAGAGTTGGTGCTAGATATTTAACATCAGCAACAGGCATGACTATGCACGACATAAAAGCTAATCCTGATAAAGCTAGAGATAAATATAATTTAGTGAAAGATAATATATTTATTAAAGATGCATCAGGTCGTGATATGGCTTGGGTAGAGAGTGTTTGTAAATCCTACAAACCTGATATAGTTGTATTAGACATGGGAGATAAGTTTGCAAGGACAGGTGGTTTTGCTAGAGCAGATGAGGCACTAAAAGCAAATGCTATTCATGCTCGTCAAATTGCCAAGATGCATGAGTGTGCTATCTTTTATATGTCGCAGTTATCTGCTGAAGCAGAAGGTAAGATGTATCTTAATCAGGCAATGA